AATTTATATAAACGATCCTGCGTTTTCCAAAGTTTTGACCCCACCCCCCTCGTATAGAACACCCCCCACATACCTTTTTGGTACCATGCCGTTTGCTTTTATATACTTTTCTTATAGTATTGCGGTTCATGGGCTTAGCCATTGATTCGTTAGACGACTTTTCGTTTGTTCCTGACATTGAAGACGGGATTCCTCTACCTGCGTCGGTTGCTGAAGCGTTGCCTACGTTGACTTCTGACGAAGAATTGCGTATGAGGGCAGCGACTATTAAGCTGATATCAGATTTGACGGGTACGCCTATTGTTCCAACGGGGGATGACATGGCTCGTGCCGAGGCTATTGCCAAAGAGCACATGGCAGATCCGACTAAGAAATTGGATTTGAGTGGCGAAACCAATGAGTTACAGGCTTATTTAGCTGGCTTGGTAGCCAAGGCCAACTTTCAGTTGGTTGAGGAGCTCTCTGAGCTGAAGGGGTATGTAGTTAACAAGCTAGTATTCGAGGTTGAGCACGCTTCGGATAGTAAGACGCGCATTTCTGCCATAACTAAGTTGGGCGAAGTAGACGGGGTTGATGCATTTAAGAAGCGTAGCGAGGTCACGCATCAGGCCAAGCCGATGGCAGAGATCGAAAAAGAGCTTGCGAAGATCATTGAGAGCGTGGAGAAGCGTGCAATTGCCCACGAAAAAGCGCGCCAGCGCGACAAAGACGGGGTTATTGAGGCAGAAGTAGTTGAAATTACTACACAATCTGGCGAATCTACGTCGTGCTGAGCCCGGAGTTGGTCAAGAGGGCGCAGCAGTTGCTGCCCTACATGACAGAAAAGGAGCAAGCGCAGCTTTCTAGGCTGGTTTCTGAGGGGAAATCGCAGATTACTCAGGAAGTAGCGTCTACTTCGTTCTTAGATTTCATAGCCCACGTATATCCGGGCTACAAAGTGGGCCCGCACCACAGAAAATTGGCAGGTATTTTCGAGGATATTGCAGCGGGGAAGAAGAAAAGGGTCATCGTCAACATCGCTCCGCGTCATGGCAAGAGCGAGATGATCTCCTACCTCGCTCCGGCGTGGTTTTTGGGTAAATACCCGCAGAAAAAGGTCATCATGGCCTCTCACACTGCCGATCTGGCGGTGAATTTCGGTCGTCGCGTGCGCAATCTGGTGGGGAGTGACCTGTACCATGACATCTTTCCGAATGTTGAGCTCCAAGCTGACTCAAAGTCTGCGAGTCGCTGGGGAACTAATTTCAACGGTGAGTATTTTGCTATTGGTGTGGGCGGCGCTCTCGCTGGTCGCGGTGCTGATCTTTTTATCATTGATGATCCGCACTCTGAGCAGGAGGCTAAGCAGGGCCGTGCCGACGTGTTTGAGCCCGCGTGGGAGTGGTTCCAGTCAGGCCCAGTTCAGAGGTTGATGCCGGGCGGTGCGATCATTGTGGTCATGACCCGGTGGTCGAAGCAGGACCTGACCGGGCGGATCGTAGAGCATATGGTGCGCAACGACGACGCGGATCAGTGGGAGGTAGTGCAGTTCCCAGCCATCCTGAATGAAAAGCCGTTATGGCCTGAGTTCTGGGACTTAGACGAGCTGCTCGCCAAGAAGGCCAGTATGGACGTGCGGTACTGGCAGGCTCAGTACATGCAGGAGCCGACCTCGGAGGAGGGGGCCCTCATCAAGCGCGAGTGGTGGCGGATATGGCAGAAGGACGACCCACCCCAGTGCGAGCACATCATAATGAGTCTCGACGCGGCGCAGGAGAAAAACAACCGCGCCGACTTCAACGCCCTCACCACGTGGGGGGTCTTCTTCAATGAGGAGACCAAGAACTACAACATTATCCTGCTGAACTCGATCAAGCAGCGGTTGGAGTTTCCTGAGTTGAAGAACTTGGTGATTGAGGAGTACAAGGACTGGCAGCCCGACAGCTTCATCGTGGAGAAGAAGTCCAACGGAGCGGCGCTGTACCAAGAGATGCGCCGGATGGGCGTGCCGATCTCGGAGTACACCCCCAGCCGTGGGCAGGACAAGATCACCCGTGTAAATGCAGTATCTGACTTATTCTCTTCAGGTATAGTTTGGGCCCCGGATCGACGCTGGGCGCATGAGCTTATTGAGGAGTGCAACGATTTCCCTAGTGGGCGCAACGACGACTTGGTAGACGCTACGACATTGGCGCTGTTGCGTTTCAGGCAGGGCGGGTTTATTCGACTTCCGACTGATGAGCCAGAACCAACCAAGTGGTTCAAGAGCCGCAGCCGTGAAGGGTTTTACTAGGAGAATTTAGATGGCAATCGAAAAAGGTCTTTATGAAGCCCCGCAGGGGCTGGACGCTCTCTCCCAAGAAGTCACGCCCGTAACCATTGAGATCGTAGACCCGGAGGAGGTCAATATTGGCATTGACGGGATGGAGCTCAGCCTCTCCAGTATACCCCCGCGTGCCGAAGACTTCGATGCCAATCTGGCTGATTTCATGGGTGAGGGCGAGCTCCAGTCGCTGGCTGGTGACCTGATTGGGCAGTACGAGCAGGATGTTTCTAGCCGCAAGGACTGGCTGGATGCCTACATTAAAGGTCTGAAGATTCTGGGCATCCGGTACGAAGAGCGTACCGAGCCGTGGCCGGGTGCGTGTGGAGTGTTCCACCCGCTGCTGATGGAGAGCGCGGTCAAGTTCCAGTCCGAGACGATCATGGAGACCTTCCCGGCGATGGGTCCGGTCAAGACCAAGATCATCGGTAAGGAGACCCCCGAGAAGCGCGATGCCTCCATCCGTGTTGCGGATGACATGAACTACCAGCTCACGGAGATCATGAAGGAGTACCGCCCCGAGCATGAGCGGATGCTGCTCTCTCTGGCTCTGGCGGGCAATGCGTTCAAGAAGGTCTACTTTGACCCGAGCCTGAACCGCCAGACTGCGGTGTACATCCCCGCCGAAGACATCATCGTGCCTTATGGCGCAGCCAACCTTGAGTCCGCTGACCGTGTTACGCACCGGATGCGTAAGACCAAGAATGAGCTCATCAAGCTCCAGTACGCCGGGTTCTACCGTGATGTGGATCTGGGCGACCCGATGCGCGTCATGGATGAGGTTGAGAAGCAGAAGGCTGAAGATCAGGGCTTCTCGGCCAGCATGGACAATCGGTTCCAGTTGCTGGAGATGCACGTCAACCTTGACCTGCCGGGCTACCCGGATGTCGATAAGGACAACAACGAGACCGGCATCGCCCTGCCGTACGTGGTCACCATCGAGAAGGGCACGGGGACCGTTCTGGCTATCCGCCGCAACTGGAATGAGAACGACGACCTCAAGCAGAAGCGCCAGCACTTTGTGCACTACGGGTATATCCCCGGCTTCGGCTTCTACTATTTCGGCCTCATTCACCTGATCGGTGGGCACTCGAAGGCTGCTACGTCGCTGCTCCGCCAGCTCATTGACGCGGGCACTCTCAGCAACCTGCCGGGCGGACTCAAGTCGCGTGGCCTGCGGGTCAAGGGTGACGACACCCCCATCGCTCCCGGCGAGTTCCGTGATGTCGATGTTCCCAGCGGGTCGATACGGGACAACATCCTGCCCCTTCCGTATAAGGAGCCGTCGCAGACTCTTGCGATGCTCATGGACAAGGTGGTTGAAGAAGGACGCCGCTTCGCTGCGGTGTCCGACCTGAAAGTTTCGGACATGTCTGCACAGGCCCCGGTGGGTACTACGCTAGCCATTCTAGAGCGCGTACTCAAAGTTATGTCTGCTGTGCAGGCACGCATTCACTACACGATGAAGCAGGAATTTAAGCTTCTTGCGGCGATCATTCGTGATAATACGCCAGACGAGTACAGCTACGAGCCGGAAGTTGGTAGCCCTCGTGCGAAAAAGTCAGATTATGACTCGGTGGATGTCATTCCGGTGTCCGATCCTAACGCGGCAACGATGTCGCAGAAAGTTGTCCAGTACCAAGCGGTGCTCCAGCTTTCCCAGACCGCTCCGCAGATCTATGACCTGCCATACCTGCACAAGCAGATGCTGGAGGTGCTGGGGGTCAAGAACGCCAACAAGATCATCCCGATGGCCGACGACATGAAGCCGGTTGATCCTGTGACCGAGAACATGAACATGATGAACGGCAAGCCCTCCAAGGCGTTCCTGTACCAAGACCATGAGGCGCACTTGCAGGTCCACATGTCCGCCATGCAGGACCCGAAGATCATGCAGATGGTCGGGCAGAACCCGCAGGCCCAGACGATCATGGGGGCGATGCAGGCGCACATCATGGAGCACGTTGCGTTCCAGTACCGCAAGGACATCGAGAAGCAGTTGGGCGCACCCTTGCCGCCGCCTGAGACGGACGACGAGCCGACCAAGCTCCCGCCGCAGGTTGAGGTTCAGATTTCGCAACTTGCTGCGCAGGCAGCCGCCAAGCTACTCCAGAAGGATATGCAGGAGGCGCAGGCCCAGCAGATCGCGCAACAGCAGCAGGACCCGGTCCTGCAAATGCAGCAGATGGAGCTCCAGCTTAAGGCGCAGGAACTCCAGCTTAAACAGCAGCAGATGCAGATGGATTCGCAGATCCGTCAGGCAGAATTGCAGCGCAAACAGCAGGAAATGCAGATTGATGCAGCGGTTAAGGCAGACGAGCTTCGCATCCGCGAGCAGGAAGCCAATAACCGTGCGCAGATTGATGCAGCAAGACTCGATGCAGACACCCGCAAGCACAGGGCTACTTTGTCCGCTAAGCAGCGTAGCGAAGGTACCCGGATGGGTGTGGACATCGCCAAATCGCAGGAAGCCGCACGGGAACGTAGGCTGGCCGCGCAGCAGAACTTCGCCCGGAAGGGTGCAACGTCGGAGGAGTAAATGTCGTATTCAACCGCTCTGAGCTACTTGGAATCCAAGTTAAAGGAAGAGCGCGAAATGATTATAGGAACCCTAGTCCAAGGGAAGCTTGACGAGGGGGAATATAAGAGGCTGTGCGGGGCTCTACAGGGTCTTGATCTCGCCGGTAACTACATTAAAGACCTTGCAAAACGTATGGAGCGCGAAGATGAGTAATATTGACGTTGAGAAGACGCAAGAAGAGGCCAGCAAGGCCAAGCTTCTGCCCGATCCGAAGGGCTATCGAATCCTCTGTGCAGTCCCCCATGTAGAGGAAGAGTACGAAGGCGGCATCATCAAGGCTGAAGACACCAAGCGTGTTGAGGAACAGACGACCGTCGTCCTGTTCGTGCTGAAGATGGGCGACCTTTGTTACAAGGACGAAGCTCGATTCCCGAATGGTCCGTGGTGCAAGGAAGGGGACTTTATTCTGACCCGTCCCTATTCAGGCACCCGAGTGGTCATTCACGGTCGGGAATTCCGCATTATCAACGACGACACGGTGGAAGCGGTGGTGCAAGACCCCCGTGGAATCCGCCGCGCATAAGGAGCAATTACTGTGGCAGATATGGAAGAATTTAAGTTTCCTGACGAGAAGGCCGAGCCCGTTGCGGCTAACGAACAGGACATTAAGGTCGATATTGAGGTCGTAGACGACACCCCGCCGGAGGATAAGGGCCGTAAGCCCCTGCCGAAGGAGCTGGTTAACGAGCTTGAGAACGACGATCTTGAGGAATATTCCGAGCGCGTAAAGAAGCGTCTTGGTCAGATGAAGAAGGTCTGGCACGACGAGCGCCGGGAAAAGGAGCGGCTGGCCCGTGAAAAGGCTGAGACTGAGCGGTTTGCTCAGGCCCAGTTGGAGGAGATCAAGCGGCTGCGGCAGCGCATTGGGCAGGGGGAAAAAGCCTTCGTGCAGGTGGCGACCGACGCGGCTAGCGGCAAGCTAGCTACCGCTAAGGACAAGCTCAAGCAGGCTTACGAGTCTGGCGATTCCGAGCGGATTGCGGAGGCTCAGGAAGCCCTGACCGACGCGAAGATCCAAATCAAAGAGGTAGAGCGGTTCCGCCCCTCTTTACAGGCGTCAGAAAATGTAGTAGAACATAAGCAACAGGTACAGACACCACAAGCGTCTGCCCCGGTCGCGGACCCAAAAGCCGAGACTTGGAGACAGAAAAACACTTGGTTTGGTGTAGATGAGGAGATGACCGCCCTCGCGCTTGGCCTGCATGAAAAACTGGTCCGGTCGGGTGTAGATCCGCGTAGCGACGATTACTACCGCCGAGTTGATGAGACGATGAGGAAACGGTTCCCCGAGTCTTTTGAAGACGAAGAGGAAGTGCCGGTTTCTCGAACGAAGGAGTCTGAAAAACCTTCGCGCACTAAACCAGCTACTGTTGTAGCTCCGGTAACGCGGGCAACCGCGCCGCGTCAGGTCCGCCTGACATCATCTCAAGTTGCTTTGGCTAAGAAACTTGGTCTGAGCAATGAACAGTATGCACATGAACTTATGAAACTGGAGACTAACAATGGCTGAGAACAGGCTCGCTCGTGAACTCGAAAATCGGGAATCATCGCAGCGTACGCAAAATTGGGCCCCGCCGGAGACGCTTCCTTCCCCGAAGCCGCAGCCGGGCTGGGTCTTCCGCTACATTCGGACTAGCATCATGGGCAACGCTGACCCATCGAATATGTCCGCAAAGCTCCGTGAGGGTTGGGAGCCTGTAAAGGCCGAAGATCATCCCGAGCTGATGCACATGGCCGACGTAAACTCCCGCTTTAAGGGGAATGTTGAAATCGGCGGGTTGCTGCTCTGCAAGGCCCCTGAATCAATGATGAAGCAGCGTGATAACTACTACACGCAGCAGGCTCAGGCTCAGGTTAACTCTGTGGATAGCAGCTTCATGAAGCTGAACGATTCGCGCATGCCGCTGTTCAATGAACGGCGCTCGACGACTTCGTTCGGTAAGGGCAAATAATTTAACTTTTAGGAGTATCAAATGGCTTATCCCACTGTTGATGCCCCTTATGGCCTGAAGCCGATCAACCTGATCGGTGGACAGCCGTTTGCGGGTGCTACTCGACAGATTCCGATTGGGAGCAACTATGCCACTGCCATCTATAACGGTGATGTGGTGCAGTTGAACTCGTCGGGAAATGTCATCATTACGGTTCTTCAGAACGACGCTACGCCGATTGCCGGTGTTATTGGTGTGTTTCTGGGGTGCACGTACACGAACCCGGCCACGAAGCAGAAGCTGTTCTCGCAGTACTACCCCGGTGGTGTTGTGGCGGACGACATCATGGCTTACGTGGCGGACGACCCGGACGCTCTGTTCAAGGTCGTGAACGTGACGAGCAACGTCGCCAATAGCGCGTCGGGCGGTCTTCTGCCCGCGTACCTGTCGCGTGCTAACTCGTTTGGCACGAATGCGGAGCTGGTGCTGAACACCGGTTCGGCTACGACTGGTGACAGCAAGATGGGCGTCTTCATCAACAACGTGACGAGCTCACTGCCGTTCCGTGTGGTTGATGTGGTCACCGATACGGCGAATAGCAGCGGTAACTTTGTTGAATTTGTTGTCAAGTTCAACGCTGGCTACCATGCTTATAACTTTGCCACCGGCACTTAATAGGGAGTTCTAAGAAATGGCTATTTCACGTGCACAACTTCTTAAGGAGCTGCTGCCCGGTCTGAACGCCCTGTTCGGTCTGGAGTACAAGCAGTATGGTGAGGAGCATAAGGAGATCTACGAGACTGAGACCTCCGAGCGTTCCTTTGAGGAAGAGACGAAGCTGAGCGGGTTCTCCGCTGCTCCGGTGAAGCCGGAGGGTCAGGCCATTGCGTACGATAATGCGCAGGAAGCTTGGACGGCTCGTTACAACCACGAGACGATTGCTCTCGGCTTCTCCGTTACGGAAGAGGCAGTTGAGGACAATCTGTACGACTCGCTGAGCAAGCGCTACACGAAGGCTCTGGCTCGGGCGATGGCGTACACGAAGCAGGTTAAGGCTGCGTCGGTGCTGAACAATGCGTTCTCGTCGTCCTACGTGGGCGGCGACGGCGTGTCGCTCTGCAATGCCAGCCACCCGCTGGTGTCCGGTGGTACCAACAGCAACCGTCTGACTGCGTCGGACCTGAACGAAACGTCGCTCGAAGCGGCGGTCATTCAGATCTCGCTGTGGACTGACGAGCGTGGCCTGCTGATTGCAGCCAAGCCGCGTAAGCTGATCGTCCCCCCGGCGCTGATGTTCGTTTCCAAGCGTCTGCTCGACACGGAACTGCGTGTGGCGACTGCGGATAACGACATCAACGCCATCAAGGCGATGGGTTCGATTCCGGGTGGCTATACGGTCAACCACTTCCTGACTGATCCGAACGGCTGGTTCCTCACGACCGACGTTCCGAACGGCATGAAGCACTTTGTCCGTACTCCGCTCCAGAATTCGATGGACGGAGATTTTGAGACTGGAAACGTGCGGTATAAGAGCCGCGAGCGTTACAGCTTCGGCTGGTCAGATCCGCTGGGCATCTTCGGTTCGCCCGGTTCGACCTGATAAAAATCAAACACTTACGTGTTTGGGAGGGGGCCTTCGGGCCCCCTTCTTTTTGCCCATTTGATTTGTGTAGCCGTTCGATATACATTACCTGTGTCGTAACTCAGGATGCTGTATGGACACTACAAATCTTCCGAAGTCACGTGCCGAAGCTAGAGCTTTAGGGGTCAAGTACTACTTTACGGGCGAGCCGTGCAAACACGGGCACATAGCCCCCAGACGGGTGAAGGGGTGCTGTACGAAATGCGCTAGATTGGTTGACAAGAGGGGGCAAGCGCGCCGCATCGAGTATTTCCGCAGATACAGTCAATCAGAGGCTGCTAAAGCGGCCAAGAGACGGTACTACGAACGGAACAGGGAAGCCGTTATCGCCCGTGCCGCAGCCCGCCCCATAGAAGAGAAGCGGGCGTACCAAAGAACTTGGAAGCGAGTCCACTACATGGAGGTACGTGCGGATAATAGACTGCGCCGCCGTAGGAACCGCGAAGCCTCCCCGCCGTGGCTTAGTCGCAGACAGAAAATAGAGATGCGGGAGATGTATAAAATTGCGATGACTATGACGAAAACTACCGGGGAGCGGTACGTCGTAGATCACATCGTTCCTCTCCGCTCGGAGGTTGTGTGCGGGCTACACGTGCCGTGGAATCTCCGAGTTATCACGCAGGAGGAAAACCTAGCGAAGTCTAATAAGTTAGTTGACGCAACCCTTGACTTGGCGTATACAGGCGGGGTATCCGGGGTAAACCAAGTACGGCAGACAGACCCGGCTGACGATATGCAGGCTGCCGTACTGACTCGCATATGAGGACTTAAAATGGCGAATACTACTTTCACGGGGCCGGTTCGGTCACAGAACGGCTTCCAGTCGATCACGATTAACGACACCACGGGTGCGGTCACTGTCGATGCCACCTTCGGCACGGCGGTTGTCGGTGCTACCCAGTCGCTGTCGGGCGCGGGCGCGGTCAACCTGACTACGCTGGTCACTTCCCTGACCACTACTGGTGCGGCGCAGGCCCTGACTCTGGCCGATGGTTCGGTTGGTCAGCTTAAGGTCATCACCCACACGGTTGACGGTGGCAGCGCGGTCCTGACCCCGACCACCAAGATTGGCTTCAGCACGGTGACGTTCACTGCGGTTGGCGACACTGTGACGCTGGTCTACACGTCGGCGGGCTGGGCGATCATCGGTTCTCGCGGTGTGACTATTGCCTAATAGGAGCCACTAATGGCTATGCAAACAGATGTCTTAGCCAGTGGTGTCCGAACGACTGATGGACAGCTTCAGGATCAGGCCGGGAACAATCTCGGTCGCGCTCGTATAAAGGCTGTCTATATCGTTCCTGCTGCTGGTGCAGGTAGTGTGGTGTTCAAGGATGGCGGCGCTTCCGGTACAACCCGGTTGACGGTAAATACGCTCGCTAGCTCGACGGCACCGGACTACATCCTGCTTCCGGGTGAGGGGCTGTTGTTTCTGACCGATATCTACGTTGACGTGACGACTATTGCGTCAGTGATGGTGTTCTATGCCTAAGTCGCCCGCGTGGCAGCGGAAGGAAGGCAAAAACCCTGCTGGCGGCTTGAACGCCAAAGGCAGGGCTTCCTATAACCGTGCTAATCCCGGTAAGCCGGGTTTGAAGCGCCCCCAGCCGGAGGGCGGGGCTCGTCGTGATTCGTTCTGTGCCCGTATGAAAGGCATGAAGAAGAAGCTCACGAGCGCCAAGACGGCGAGTGATCCGAACAGCAGAATTAACAAGTCGCTGCGGGCTTGGAACTGCTGAGATGAAACAGGACACCCAAGAAGTCGTTAAGGTTTTGGGGGACACCCTGTCGGTTGCCACTGTAATAGGGACCCTCATCCAAATGCTCCCAGCTATCGCAGCAATGTTCACGATTGTGTGGACAGGAATCCGTATCTACGAAAGCGATACGGTGCAGGCGTATTTAGCCCGACGGAAGGCTAAGGCCAATGCCAAGTAAATCGAAAGCCCAGCACAATCTCATGGCGATGGTTGCTCATGACCCCAAAGCAGCCAAGCGTGTTGGCATTCCTCAGTCAGTGGGTCGGGATTACGTTAAGGCCGACAAGGGCCGTAAATTTGGAGGA